GAGTTATTCAAGATTCAAAATGCTTCTGCTGTTGATAAATTCACGGTAGATTCTGCTTCTGGTAACACTTCAATTGTAGGAACCGTAACTGTAACAGATAACGTTACTCTTAATAAGAATGTAACGATTGTTGGATCTAATACTGCTGCAACAGAATACTTTAAGATTCAGAATGCTTCGGCGGCAGATAAATTTGTAGTCGATTCTTCTTCTGGTAATACTACTATTTCGGGAACTCTTGGGGTCACTGGAGCATCAACTCTTACTGGAACCATAACTCTTCAATCTGGTTCTTACTTAATTTCTAATAACACAGATGTTCCTACAATCACTACAGATGTAAGTAATAACTACGTCATTTCTGGTGGAGACTATGGTGCATTTAGATTTGATGGTGGTGGTTATATTGCAGGAAATACTCTTTTCAACGATGATGTCTATGTAAACGGTACAATTATCGTTAAAGACACTGGAGGTGGTGGTACTGCATCTACAGTTAACAACCTTGCTGTTCGTTATACAACCGTTCTCGGTTCAACATTACCATACACTCCAGCATTCGCAACTAGTACATCATCAAACCTTAGAGTAACTGGTGGTGCTGGTATTGCAACAAGTCTCCATATAGGTGGAACTGGCGCAAGCGAAGGACTTTTTGTTGGTAAAAGAATCAATAGTGATACTGTTAAATTCCAAGTTCTAGGTGCTTCAGGAAACACTAGCATTTCAGGAACTCTAGGTGTAACTGGTGCAACATCTCTCAGTAATACTCTTGGAGTTACTGGAATCACTTCGATTACAAATGCAACTGATTCTAGTGCAACTAATAATGGTGCTCTTGTAGTAACTGGTGGTGCTGGTATTGGAGCACAACTTAGAGTTGCTGGAAATACTACTCTAACAGGAGATCTTGCTGTTAACGGTGGAGATTTAACTACAACAGCATCAACTTTCAATTTACTTGCATCACCAACTACAGTTAATATTGGAGCAGCTGCTACAACAGTATCTATCGGTGCTTCTACTGGTACATTAACACTCAATAATGCTAATACAGTTGTCACTGGAAATCTTACTGTAAATGGAACGACTACAACTGTAAATGCAACGACTATAACTGTCGATGATCCTGTTCTAACTCTTGGTGGTGATACTGCTCCTGCTTCTGATGACAATAAAGATCGTGGTATTGAGTTCAGATATTTTGATGTTTCTGCAAAATTAGGTTTCTTTGGATGGGATGATTCTTCATCTGGATACAGATTCCTGGAGAATGCTTCAAATGCCTCTGAAGTCTTTTCGGGCACTGACGCAAGAATTTATGCAGGTAGATTAAATCTAACTACAGGAACAACATCAACTAGCACAACTACAGGAACTCTAATTGTAACTGGTGGTACTGGTATTTCAGAAAATCTTAATGTTGGTGGTACAACAACTCTAACTGGCTTATTAGATGCTAATGGCGGTGCTACAATTGATAATGTTAGAATCGGTGTTACTAATGATAACGAGATTGATACTTCAACAGGTAATCTAACGATTGACTCTGCTGGTGGCACAACTACGATTGATGATATTCTTAGTGTTTCTGGTGTTACTTCTATTACTAATGTAACTTCAAGATCAATTCCAGCAGGGGCATCTCTCCCAGCATTAGCAGGTGCTCTTCAAGTTACTGGTGGTGCTCATATTGGTGAGAACTTTGTTGTTAATGGAGACCTTAAAGTTTATGGTGCTGCAGTTTATCAGGGTGGTATAGATTACCAAGGAACTCAAACCTATTCTGGTATCATCAAACAAATTAATACTTCGGATGCAGCATCTTCCACTGATCAAACAGCATCCATCAGTACTGCTGGTGGTGTAGCGATTGCTAAGAAATTATTTGTTGGTAACAACGCATCTATTACAGGAACTCTTGGAGTTACTGGGGCAGCAACATTAAGTTCTACCTTAGGAGTTACTGGATTAATTACTGCTAATGCTGGCATTACCATTGTCGGATCAGCTGGCGCAGGCGAAGACTTTACAATTACGGATGGAACTTCAACTAAATTTACAGTTGGTTCTGCTGATGGTAACGTTCTTACTGAAGGTAATCTAACTGTCAGAGGTAATACTATTATTGGTAATGCTGTTGGTGATACATTAACCGTTAATGCAACAGCAACTTTCAACAATGCTGATATTGTTGGTACAGTAAGAGATGCTAGACAGTGGACAACTGCAAGAACACTTTCGTTTACTGGTGATGCAACTGGATCTATGTCTGTTACTGGTGCTGCAAATGCTTCAGCTGCGCTAACTCTTGCCACTGTTGCTACGGCAGGAACATACAGATCTGTCACTATCAATGCCAAAGGACTTGTAACTTCTGGTACTAATCCAACGACTCTTGCTGGTTATGGAATTACTGATGCTCAAGGGTTAGATGCAGACTTAACTGCTGTTGCTGGATTAACGACTACGGGAATTATAGTTAGATCGGGTGCTGGGGCAGCAGTAACTAGAAGTGTTGCTGTTTCTGGAACAGGTTTATCAATAACTAATGCTGATGGAATTCTTGGTAATCCAACAATAGCATCTAACGCAACTTCAAACAATTCGGCAAATAGTATTGTTTCTAGAGATGCGAGTGGTAATTTTACTGCAGGAACAATTACAGCATCCTTGAGTGGAAATGCCTCATCTGCAACTGAATTGCAGAATGCAAGAACATTTGAATTAACTGGTGATGTTGTTGCATCCGCAGTAAGTTTTGATGGAACTGGAAATGTATCTCTCACAACTACAATTCAACCAAATTCAGTTGCTTTGGGAACAGATACTACTGGAAACTATGTTGCTTCGGTTTCCAGTGGCTCATATATTACTGGAGGTGCAGTTGGTTCCGAAGGTGCGGCATTAACAATTGCGGTAGATGCTACAACTACAAATACAGCATCTAAGGTTGTTGCTAGAGATGCATCTGGAAACTTTGCTGCTGGTGTTATTACAGCAGATTTGAATGGTAATGCTTCAACTGCTTCAACATTAGAAACTCCAAGAAATATTAATGGTATTCCCTTTGATGGATCTGCTGATATTGATATTATTCCTGTTTATGCAACATCTAATCAGGATGGAGATGGAACACAAACAGCATTCCCAGTTAATTCTGGAAGGACTGTAAATGATATATTTGTTATTGTTAATGGTCTCGTTTTAGCACCTACAGCAGAATATACATATACCAATTCAACTACTAAAACTTCTACTGGAGGAATTGCAACAAATACATTTATAACTGTTGCATCTACCGCTGGATTAGTTCCTGGGATGGCTGTTTCTGGTACTGGTATCGGTGCTAGTGCTGTAATTACATCTATAGTAGGACTTCAAGTTAATCTATCGGTTGCTAATACAGCATCTACTATCGGCAACACTATAACTTTTGGAGCAGTAGTTACTCTAACAACAGCACCAGCAACAGGAACCAATAATGTTTCTATTAGATATCTACCACTATTAAATTGATAAGGAGAATCTAAATGTCAGCATCTCAACCAGCAACTAGAGCAGAATTTAAAGCATGGTGTCTAAGAAGACTTGGATACCCTGCTATTGATATTAATGTGTGCGATGAGCAACTAGATGACCTTATTGATGAAGCAGTTTCACATTATCAAGAATTTCATTATGAAGGATCTTATAGATCTCTAATTAAGATTGAAGTAACTGAAAATATGAAGTCTGCTGCAACTAGTTCGACACAGATTACTGGTACTAACTGGTACGAATCAAATCCTTATGTCGAACTTCCTCCAGGAGTTCAAGGAGTTGAAAATGTATTTACACAAGTTTCATCATCCTCATCTATTCCTGGTAATATCTTCAACATCAAATATCAGTTATTTTTGAATGACATTTATGCATTTACTAATAACCAAATTCTCCACTACTATATGGTCCAGAACTATCTTGAGACCCTCGATTGGGTTACTAACTCAAGACTTTATAAAAGACTTAGATATACTGCAAATACAAATAAGTTGTATGTAGATATAGATTGGAGTGAATTGGGAGTTGGTGAATATATCGTAGTTGATTGTGTAATGGGTGTTGATCCAGTTTTGTATCCAAAAACTTGGAATGAACACTGGTTAAAAGATTATGCTACTGCACTATTTAAAGAACAGTGGGGACAAAACCTAAGTAAGTATGATGGCATTCAGATGTTAGGTGGCGTCACTTTAAACGGCAGAAAAATTCTTGAAGAGGCAAAAGGAGAAATTAAAGATCTCAAGGAAGAATTGAGATCGACATTCGAATTACCACCTATGGATTTAATCGGATAAGATATGTCAGACCACACATCATCAGCCTGCACCCAAAGTCCAGATCCAGCTCCAAGTTGTAGATTACGTTTGAATGGTACAACTGCGGAGCAGAATCTTCTTAATGACTTGATTACCGAGTCAATTGATATCTATGGACAGACAGTTTACTATATTCCAAGAACTCTAGTAAAAGAAGATATTCTTTTTAGCGAGGATACCATGTCATCCTTTGATGGAGCATATGAAATTAGAGCATATTGCAATACTGTAGATGGATGGGAAGGACAGGGAGATTTACTATCTAAGTTTGGAATTCGCATCGAAGACAAAACCACTTTTATTGTTTCGAGAAAAAGATTTACCCAAGCTGTAGACGATAGTGCCACTTTAATAGTTGAAGGTCGTCCAAACGAAGGAGATTTAATTTGGGCACCATTCTCTAGTAATTTATTTGAAATTACATTTGTAGAGCATGAAAAACCTTTTTATCAACTAGGTAAGGGTTACGTTTGGGAAATGAAATGCGAACTCTTCCAATACAGCCATGAAGATCTTGATACTGGTATCACTGCTGTTGATGAAATTGAAGAGGAAGATAGTTATACTTTAGATCTTACTTTTGCTGCGGGTGGTACTGGTACTTTTGTTAAGGGTGAGACAGTATACGGAAGAAGTCACGAAGCAAGTATCGCATATACTCACTCAGATTGGACTCTCGGATTTACTGTTTGGGATACTGGTGATGGTTATGATCCAAACGATCCCCCATCTATAACTTTTTCAGCTCCCCCTGCAGGAGGAACTCAAGCAACGGGAACAGTTCAAGTTAATAGTGCTGGTCAAGTAACTGGTGTCACTCTTAATCCTGGTTCTGGATATACTTCAGCGCCATCGTTCACTTTAGAAAGATCTCCAGCAGCTCCTTATGGTGAAGTTGTTTCCTGGAATCCAACCACCAGAAAACTTGTCCTAAATAATTTGACGGGAGTGTTTACGGATAATGAGTCCGTTAAGGGATTAACTTCTAATGCAACTTGGACTGTAAATATTCTCGATTCTTATAATATGGGTGAAATTGAAGGGGCACAAAATAAATACTTTGAAGTCAAAGGAGATCTCATTCTCGACTTTAGTGAGAATAATCCATTTGGCGAATATGGGGATATGGGAGATAGATTCTAATGTTAGGAACTTATTTTTATCACGAAATTTTTAAAAAAACCATCGTAGGTTTTGGAACTCTTTTTAATAATATACAATTGAGAAGGGTTTCCGAGGGAAAAACTGAGGTTATGAAAGTTCCTCTAGCATATGGTCCTGCAGAAAAGTTCCTATCCCGCTTAAGACAAACTCCAGATCCAACTCAGGCAAAGATTCAAATTACACTTCCTAGAATTGCATTTGAATTGACTGGAATTCAATATGATACCTCAAGAAAGGTTGCACCAACTCAAATTGTTAGAGTTGATGATAAGCAGTCTTTCATGCCTGTTCCGTATAATTTAGAATTTGAATTAAACATTCTATCGAAGAATCAAGATGATGCTTTACAAATTGTAGAGCAAATTTTACCTTTCTTCCAACCATCATATAATATCACAATTCAAATGCTTCCCCAAGTAAATGAAGCAAAGGATATTATTGTAAATTTAGATAGTGTTACGTATAGAGATGACTATGAAGGTGATTTGGATCAAAGACGAACTTTAATTTATACCTTAAAGTTTACTGCTAAGACATACATTTATGGACCAGTAAGAGATCTAACGCAAATCAGAAAGGCAATTGTCGATACTTATTCAACTATCGATACGGTAAATGCTCCAAGAGTACAAAGATATACAGTCGAACCAGATCCACTTACAGCAGATTCGGATGATAACTTTGGATTTGATGAAGTATTCTCGGAATTTACAGATATGCAAAAGTGGAACCCAGAAACAGGACAGGATGAACCGATATGAGTAGTTATGATGAACTAGATAAAGTATTTGATGTGGAACCAACTGAAATTGTTGAATCTAAACCAGAGTTACCACAAGCAAAACAAGGTGAATTGCAACAAGACTATGAAATGACAAGAGCACAACTGCACAATCTTGTCATGAAAGGTCAGGAAGCTATTGATGGTATTCTTGATGTTGCAAGGAGTTCAGATCATCCAAGAGCATATGAAGTTGCTGGACAACTCATTAAAAATGTAGCGGATGTTGCTGACAAACTAATCGACCTTCAGAAAAAGATGAAAGATATCGATGAGAAACCTAGATCAAGTCCTACTACAGTTAATAATACTATGTTTGTTGGATCAACATCAGAGTTGGCAAAACTCCTTAAACAAAATTCCAAACAAACTAAATAAAGTATAGGAAAGAATTATCTTCGGAGTTTAACATGTCCGTTTTAAATGTATTGAATACTAATAGTATTTCTGCAACTCAATCTGAATATCAAGTTGTTAATACTGGTATTTACAGAGTGAGTGCAACTTCAGCATCAACAGTTCAATTTAATGCTGGTCCTGCAATTCAACTTTTAGCAGGTGAGTCGGTTCTACTCAAAGGTGCCAATCCTGGCAGAGCAGGAATCACGGCTGCAACTGATTCTGCTACTGCTGTTTATACTTTTGGTGATGGTGGTGTTGGATTAACTTCTGGTACTCATCCCTTTTCGGCTGGTGATTATATTGCAATTGTAGATGCTGCTGCAGTCCTACCTGCTGCATTTGAATCTGCTGCGACTGCAGGTAAGTCGGTTACTTCCGCAACTTCAACTACAATTACAACCGATATTGATGCTTCTGCTGCTACTGCTGATTATGCATACACAAGTGGTTCTCAAGCATATGCACATAGATGTGTGAAAATTACTGCGGGGGCAGCAAATAT